GATTCAGCCACTAGTGCTTGGATAACAAGAGAAACTAGCAACCCCGCAAGTATATTCGTAGATGTATTAACCAACACTAAATTAGCACAACACCCCACTACGTATAATGATACATATTTTGATACAACAAGTGTTGAAACATGGCATGATTGGTGTGAAGCAGGTGGAGAGGCTACTTATGGCGACACCACTCGTGACTACACGTACATGTGCAATGGAGTCCTTTTTGATTCCACCACCGTAGCCGATGAATTAACTAAAATAGCTAATACGGGTCAATCAACCTATGGCATAGTAGATGGTAAATATCAGATACAACAATTAGTGGCTAAACCCACTCCTGTTCAAATGTTTACCGCACGTAATATAGTCAAAGACAGTTACAGTGCTACCCGTACTTTCAATGACATTCCCGACAATGTACAAGTAACTTTTGTCAATGCAGACACAGGTCATATGATTGAAGTCATAGACACAAACGACAGCCCCACAACCACTCAGTCCATAAATTATCAATACGTAACAGATTATGGACAAGCATATGCACTTGCTAAATTTGTAGAAAACAGCTTTCAAAACCAAGTAATAGGTCACCATTTTACCACAGGCATGGACGCACTTGTTGCCACTAAAGGTGATAGAGTATTGTTACAGCATGACGCCACTCTAACAGCACTCAGTAGTGGACGCATTACAGCACTTGAATCAGACGCAAGTGGACTACTTATAAGTATTACTGTTGATGAACAAGTGTTAATGACAACCGGCACAGACTATGGAATCACTATTAGAACCCCTAGTAATTTATTAGATTATAACGTAGTCACAGATGATGGGTACCAATATACAATGGTTATTAAAGATTCTTCTACTTATTCATCATACACTCCTCATGGAATAGCAGTAGGGGATTTGTTTTCATATGGGCTAACAGGTAGTGCAACAGAAGACTTGATTATTACTGATATACAATATGACAGTCGTATGCAAGCCTCAATTACTTGTGCGGAATACGTGGCTTCTATTTATGACATAGACTCAATTACTCAATGGACACCAAGTACTACAAAAGCAAGTAGTGACCAAAGCAGATCACTAGCAGTACTCAATGATGTACACGCAAATGTAGATGATGTACTAAACAAATTAATAGCGGTTCAAAACACACCGGATAAACAGATATTTCAAAGCAGACCCTCCCCTCCTTATAGCCTAGGCGATGTCTGGCTCCAAGGCGCGGGGATGTATGACTGTGTTGTAGATAAAATAGATTCAGAGGTTTTTGCACAAAGTGATTGGAGAGCCCGTGCTACAAATACTTTTGAGGTGTTGAACAAAGACTCTTTCAATGAGCCCACACCGAGTCACAGATGGCAGTTGGTGCCGGGTGATGCACTGCCTTATAATTTATTGACAAATTCGGCTTTTTCAGTTACAGAAGGAGATGGTACAAAAGAGAATATTTTAATTGATGCCACTCCAGCTACTACATGGGCAGGCACTACTGAATTAAACGCAGTCACCGTGGTGGCTACGGGTGCTAGTAATATTGTTACCAAGGGGAACTTTACTTCAGCAACGGTAGTGGGCAGGTACGAATTGTCAGGATATATGGGCGAGGAGCATATTAACTTGATTGTTAGCCCAAACGAACCAGCAACACAGGATGTATCATTAACTGATACTGAAGTGTACGTCCTCCAAGTATACAGAGGTTCAGCAGTTTGTAGTTATGGAACCGCAACAGAGGGAAATCCACTTAGCTTTACAGCAACAGCAACAGCGGCGGTTACTTTTACAATGACCGATTGCAGATTCTGCTCGCTGACGAACAGTGCTTATATTCCGCCATATGTAAATGGTACTTTCTCTGCGCATAGTGATAATAGTATTACTCTTACAGGGACTACATTAACAGTTACTACAAAGTTAATAAATATTCCTAGTGATGCAATTAGCTATGGGGGAATTCTTTCGGCGTATGGTGACGCCTCAAATTATATAAATGTTTATATGGCAAATAATGAAATATATATTGATATAATGTCTAGTGGAAATCAGATTACTGATACTATAGCAACTGCGGTTACAGGTACTGTAATTTTTGAATTAGATTGGACTACAGGGGTGATTATAAGCACAAATTACGCACCACGAGATTTCCAAGAATATGGAAGCACATATGGGTTTTCGTCAACGGAAAATTATGGATTTTCGGCAGACGATGCTTATGGCTACGATGACGGGAACATCGTTTTTGGAACACCCCTTACGTCACTTATTTTAGGGCTCGTAAACGGGCAATACTTAAATGGAACAGTAATAGAAGTAGAGGAGAACGCTTAATGGAAAATAGAACTGGGTGTATTTATGCGATAGTAAATAAAATGAGTGGCAAAAGGTACATTGGACAAACAATAAGAACACTTCAGAGCCGAAGGCAATCTCATATGTATAGTGTTAAGAATAAATCAGATAGCTTACTTCATAGAGCTATTCGTAAATATGGTAAAGAGGCTTTTTCTTGGGAGATATTAGAGAGTAATGTACCAAAGGATAAATTGGATGATTTAGAAATAGAGTATATACAAAAATTTAACACTCTTCATGATGGGTATAACATGACTATCGGTGGTGTGGGGTTTAAGTGGAAATACGATGGGGATAATTGCCACGTGTGTGAAAGGAAGCTGGCAAATACCAAAAGTGTTATGCAGTATTCTAAAAAGGGTGTATTTATCAAGGAGTGGTTTAGTAGTGTCGAAGCAGGGGAGGCTTTAGGAATGCTTAGGAGTACTATACAAGGTGTTTGCACAGGAAAGCACCAAACAGCGGGTGGGTATATGTGGACGTATAAAAATGCCCCTTGTCCTACGTACAATAAGAAATGGCATTATACAAGAGAGGTCGCTCAATATAACAAAGAGGGTACTTTCTTACGAACTTACCCTAGTCTAAAAGAGGCATCAGAAAGTATAGGGGTGGCTATCTCAACCTTATCGGGTGCATTGGTGGGGAAGAATTGTACTGCGGGGGAGTTTATGTGGAGATATACGGACACTTCCTTAAAAATACCCGATAAAATAGCCCCTTCCGTAGCAACACGTTCTAATCGTCCTATAGGTATAATTCAATACACTATGAGTAATGAGTATATACGTGACTGGGGAAGTTTGGCAGAGGCATCAAGGAGCTTAGGTATAATACACACAGGTATATCTTGTGTATGTAGCGGAAAGAGAAAAACAGCAGGAGGCTTCATATGGAAATACCAATAACGACACTACCTAGCAAAGAAATTATATATATGTTAATGTACAGAGAGGTGATATAATGAGCACAGTAGTTAGAAGTATAACAACAGAAAGTGTATCAGTAGCAGGTATTACTTTTGATAATATGAGTACAATTTTTGGAACTGAAGAGTCTTTTGGTTTTGATACAAGTGAGTATGGATACGATTCAAATTTTTATGGATTTATTTCATATGAATATTCAGATGGAGAGGCAGGTATAAAATGATAAGCGATTTTACGCGCAAGACGAGTGTTGTTTTTGATGGAACAGTGACCGTAGATGGTGTAGCCACAGCATTAGATGCAAACGACATAATTACGCTCATCGTCAAGGAATCCTACGACCAAACTGATGCAGAAGCTATAATAACTGTTATAGCATCTCATTTAGTGGCAACGGGTGGAGTAAGATTTACACTAACACCTACAATTACTACAGTAGATGCGGGCGATTTTTACTCAGAAATAAAATGGGTACACGACAGTACTGATGTGTATATATTAGAGACAACAAGAATTACTATTAGTAAAAGAATTTTTGATTAAATAAAGGGGGCACACAATCGCCATTAAAAAATATTCGGAGAACACGGGCAATATAATAACAGCACTCACATTTGACGCCGCAGACTATTCAGGAACTGAAGAAGCGGGGGTAATGTGTGTGATAACCGAGGCAAATCGCGCTACAGAATATGCGAGGCATACTGTAGTAAATGATTTAACAACCGGAGGCACAGAAGTTCCACTTAGTGCTACACAGGGGGTCACACTCAAGACTGCTGTAGACCTAAAAGCCCCCATAGCAGACCCAACCTTGACAGGTACGGTGACGCTACCTAAAACTACTAAAATAAAAGACAGTGATGGATCACATACTTATGACTTAGCAGTGTCTGATTTAGATGGTAACAGAATCATAACTCTTCCTTTACTTACGGCAGGTGATGAGTTTACATTTAATGAACACATACAAACACTTACTAACAAAACACTAACATCTCCTAAAATAAATGAAGATGTTGTATTGACTCCCACTGCTACTGAATTGAATTATGTTAAAGATGTCACTTCAGCGATTCAAACACAACTCAATACAAAAGCGCCAATAGCTAGTCCTAGTTTTACAGGAACTGTCACTACTGCCGGAGCGATTGAATTAGGGCATGCTGATGACACAACTTTAGCTCGTACAGGTGCAGGAGTTATCGCTGTTGAAGGTGTGGAAATAACTAATAATACAAAAGCACAAACACTGACAAACAAGTCGCTTACCGCTCCTGTTATCAGCACTATAGAACTTGGACATGCTACTGATACAACTATAGCAAGAGATAGTGCAGGGGTTGCAAGTATTGAAGGTGAGGAAATAACCACTAATGTGAGAATTCAAACCTTAACAAATAAAACTTTGACATCCCCTAAAATAAATGAAGATGTTGAATTGACTGCTACGGCTACTGAACTAAATGCAGTTACAGATAACATTTCTGAGAATACACAGTTGATAGCATCAAAAGACCAAGCAAATCTCGCTGAACACAACTCCATGCAAAAAGGCTTAACCGTAGCCCTAGCCGAAACCTACAACGGAACAGATATAACAAACGAGGAACCCACCCATAAAACAGGTGATGGTGACACTGACATAAGTTCAGTAATCGTTGACGGCTCAGCCAAGGTTCAGGTGAGAGGGAAGAGTTATGAGAATAAACTTACTAACGGTGATTTTGCGACAGGAGATTTAACAGGATTTTTACCTAACGGGGCAGGTGTTCCATCGGTTACTGATGGAATTGTAGCCTATACAGCCACAGAGCAATATGGTCGCGTGCTTGCAAATCAAAGTCTAATAAAGGTTGACACAAATATATATTTCTTATCAGCAAGAATTAAGAGTACAAGTTCTGATGTTGGCATACAAGCCGGTGGTTCTATTGATGCAAGACATAGCGGTGGTGGTGACTGGGAAACGATATCTTATATTTACACAGCTACAGCAGATGATTTGAATTGGGCTGCAATGATTATTGATACTAGGGGTTCTGGGTGGGACGAAGTACAATTTACTGATTTTATGATATACAACCTCACAGAACTTCTTTTACAGGCAATCATAACAAACACTACTCTTGGAAACGCCTATTTCACCTACGTCACCGGCCTCCAATCCACCCTCCCGTGTGATGTTGAGAGTGTGGGGGTTAATCTCATTGACCCTGCAAAATTGGAAATTGGCAATATTCTTGATAGTGATGGAACCGATATTGGAAACAATGCGTATATGCGTACAGGGTTTATGCCTGTAAACTCAGGGTTAATTTATGCTCGTACTGTTTCAGCAAGTTATTATGTGAGAACGCTAGTATCTTATGACGGTAACTTTAACTTCATCAGCTCATCACAACCAGCAATAGCACAAGCAACTTCTGACACTTTGGCAGATGGAGTGATTTATCTTAGGCACGTAGTAAGACGGTCAGATTCAGGAGATTTAGACCTTGACGATATGAATAATATTAGACTCACACAACTTGGCTTATCTGCACCATCAGCAACCTATGTTCCGTTCTCAGGCAACCACGCCCACATACCCGTAACAACCCACCAAGTACCTACCGCTCGTGACACTTTTGATGTTGATACGGGGGTGTTGGGGGTTAATGTTCAGACAGGTGCTTTGGGTGCTGACTCTATACTTAATGGCGACTTTTCTTCTTTTACCGGAGATGATTTTGACGATTGGGCAGAGAATACAAGCGGTGCAGGGAGTATAACAGAAGTTGGGGGTAAGCCACGACTACAGGGTATAGCAAATGAGGCTGCAATTGGGCAGGTTGCGATAACTGTGGGGGTATTATACAAATTACAGGTCAATGTAACTGTAGCATCTGGACAGGCGAGAGTTGACGGAATAGCAAATCTTGTAGACGGTGCAAATATAATTTATTTTATCGGGACATCTACAACGCTCACAGTAAAAATAAATGCCCCTTCAACAGATTTTACTATAAACTCAGTATTATTACAGGCAATTGTAACCACAGCAGGAACACCAAAAGCCATAACAGATCAAGGGCAAGTTCAAGACGATGGAACTACAGGAATCTACGAACTAGCAGACGCAAGCAAATACACAGTAGCCTATCCCCCTCAAACTTTGGTAGCATATCTTGGCGGGCAGATGAGCAGGATACCAACACTGAGAGATAACGCAATCTCTGTAAGTGGCACAGTAACTATGGGAACAATTCCTATTTCACGAATGGGCGATGTA